GTCTATAAATTACAAGACTATCTTCAATCATGCGAAGTTGATTGAGTGCTTTGATTGCTTTATGAAGATATGATAGTACGGTTTGTCTATTTCTATCAACTAATCCAGACGTAATGTAGGTTATTGAATCTTTCGATAATCTAACTAATCTGGAATCGTTTTTATATGCTCCAGTTGCAGTTTGATTTGAACCAGTTTGCAAAGCAGCATTTGGATTATAGATATAATACTCTTCTATTTCTGGATTGGTAAAATCAATACTATTGTCTTTGTTTATAATAGTATTGAGTGTTCCTGTTAATGTTTGCTTATCATTCTTTAATTTTCGTATTAAACGAATTTTTAATGGGTCAATATATCTTATATCTTTAATGCCTTCTGCTGGTTTTGTAACATCAATTACTTTATGGTAATACAATCTACCATCGATATACCAATTTCTAAAAATTTCATGGGCTTTCTTATCGAAATCCATGATTTCTTTGATATATTTAAATTCTTCTCTAATTGCTTCTTTAAGTTTATCCGAAGCAGGAAGATTTGAAAGTTCTATCTCTACAGGAGAATCATTCAAATCCGAAACAATTGCTTCATCTACAATATCTTCAATGGCACTATCACATTCTGGGTGAAGTGCCATCTCACGATATCTTCTTACTAAATCTTGCTCATTCTTATATACACCTTCAATATCTACATATTGACCATAAAATCCACTAGAAATATAATAATCCGATTTGTCCTCATCATTTTGAGGAACAGGGGAAAGAATCTTATCTGAATCATCTTTCCCCTTATCCTCAAACTTGTAACCAAATAATTTAGGCATCTTTCAAAAAATAGACGTTTTTAGTATTTATATTACTTCAGAAGGTCTCTCCCAAAGGATTTCCTAAAATACTATTCTGAGATGAACCGTCTAATGAATCGTACCACTGAACTTGTAAGTCAACGGTAAATTCTTCAATTGCGTCTGCATTATCATATGAAAGTTCAATTGCACTAACTGCTGTTGGGAAGCAACCATAGAATTTATAAGATTTCAAAACAGGAATAGTATCAGATGTTGATGGAAGTGCTCCAGCAGCTGAACTTGGTGCAACAACTCCCCTTCCCAATTGATGTACTTTCATATCAGTCTGATATGCAACTGGTGTAATAACACCTGCATTATCATCATGTCTGTTCATGAAGTTCATCCATTTTTCAAAGGAATCTCTAATCTTAAAGTTAGTATCATTAATAACAGTAATTGACCATGGATCGAATGTTCTATCTCCAGCAATTTTTAAATTTCTTCCTCTAAAAGGAATATCAATTACATTGATGCTTGATGCTGGAAGACTTGCTGCTTTGACCAAAAATCTGAAATCATCATCTGCTGCAATTCCAAGTCCTGCAGGAAAATTAATTTCGCACTCAAAAAGATTTGGTCTTGCACCACCACCAACTAATCTGGATTTGAAGTCACTTACTGTTCTTTCAGTGTAACGTGGTAAATTATTAGTGTTTGACTGTGACATTTTTAGATACCTCTATGAAATTAAACAGTTCCGACTACTTCAGAGAAGCTGACGCCAGTGCGGGTGGCAACAAATGTCAGACCAATAAAGTTAATTGACCTTGCTGGTTTTACAAAAATGTCTGCTTTGAATTGATTTGCGTCAATAACATCTGGAGTATTATTTGACTCATCACAAATAACTACAAATTCTGATACTCCTCTCTTTGCTTTTACATCACGTAGATATGGTTCAACAATGTTTATAAAGTTTGTTCTTGTGATCAAATCGTTGAATTCAAATAATTGTGCTCTTGCTGCCTTTTCAATTGCTTTTTCTAAAGTTAAGAATAAACGACGGACGTTAATTCTATCAAATGCAGATGGATAACCAAGTGCAGTCTTATCACCAAACAAAATGATTCCTGAACCAGGAGAAGCAATTACTGGGTTTATTCTCTTGGAGTAAAGAAGGTCTCTTTGGGTTTGTGATGGATTATATGCTAATTTAATTGCATTATTTAAAGCACCTCTTACAGCACCTGCTGGAGAGAACCAGGAATATTGCTCATTTGATGTTCTTGCCATCAATCCAGCAATATCTGAGTTTGTTGGAAGGTATAGGAACTTATTATTGAATCTATCTAGAGTATATTTAAATCCAGTATCAAAAACTGCATAAGATGAAGAAGTTAATGGATCAAAGAATTCAATTATCTTATTTGTTTGAGTTGTTGAATTTGATGATGTTACAACATCTTCCTTATGGGGAGAAATGCAAGCAATACAATCTTTTCTATCTTCTGCAATTGCGATCAATGCATTTGCTTTTGCTTGAGATTCATAGATTGTAGTTCCACCAGATGGACCTTGGATGAGGAAATCAATTGTGTATTCTGCTGGATTTTCAAATTTCTTATAAGCAGAAATGATAGATGAAAGTGTTGCAGCCATTCCACCAGAATTTGAATAGTCTGCACCAGAAGTTAATGTGTAGGATTTATTTCCAGCAACACTAAATTTGGTTGATTGTGCATTTGATCCAACTGCACCAATTTCTAAAGTAAATGCCTTAACATTTGCATTATTTGGGATTAAGCTAGAAGCAACATTTGTTCTAATAGCACCCGCATAAATGTTTTGTGAATTATTGGCAATGTAATTTTTATAGTAAATTGCTTGGGATGGGCTAATCTTAGCATCTAATGCTTTAGATAAGAAAGTATACTTTTCAATGACGTTAACCGCAGTTCCAGTTAGTTTTCCACTATCATCAACAACTACAATGTGGATGTGGTCATTCTTTGAATTTCTTTCTAATGCATATTGTGATGTGGATGGCTTTGGTGCAATGGACTTCCAATAAATGGTTGCATTTGATAAACCAAGTGTTTGTTGGTCGTACCAATCCTTTGTTGCTAATCCAGTTGAGAATGATGCTGTAGTAATTCCTGCAGAAGTAACAATATTTACATCTTGGGAACTTCCAAATGAGTAAGTATTTGTATCATCTCCTGGATTCTTATATTCAATAGATTCAGATACACCATTAAGATTTACTCTATCTGTAATTTTTACACTGACTTGCTCTTTTCCAACCTCGGTGATTACACCTCTGATGAATCCTTCAAATGTATTTACAACACCGTTGCTAGCATATTGTGCCGAAACTCTTTGAGTTACTGCATAACCCACCTGAACATCAGTTGCTACAGTTACTGTATCTACTTGTGTGAAAGTAAATGAAGCACCGCTTTGTACCGATGTATTTGTTGAATTATTGCTAAGTGTTATTGAACTGCTTCCAATTGATGCAATGTTTGTTAAAGATGGGAAAAATGCAGTATCAATTCTGTTTCCAACTACTAATGAAGAAGTTGTAATTCCAGTAATTAAATTTGTGCTAATTCCTAGGTTTCCAGTTTTTGTTGCAACATTTGTTACTACTGTAGTCTGCTTTGCAGTAGTTCCAATTCCAGTGATAATTTGGTCAGCAAATGCATCAATTGTGCAAATTTTTAGACTATTTGCCCAAGTTCCTGGGGTTTTTGCTGCATACTCCCAGTTTGTATCATTAGCATTATTATTGTTATAATCCTCGTCTGATTCTATTTTTAGTGATGTAAGTGAATCAGTATTTGCTGTATTTAAGCTTGGACCATCAGATCTAACAACTCTTAAAACACCACCATAAGACAAATATGAGGATGCCGACAACCAATACTCATTTTGTCCATCTGTTTCTAGTGGTTTTCCAAAAACATTAAGTAAATCCTGTTCTGTTTCAATTAATACTGGAACACCGATTGGTCCCTTCTCAAAAGGACCAGCAAATGCACCAACTTGGTCGGTAACTGCATCGATTCTGCCAACAGTTAAGTCAACTTCTCTTATTTTTACCCCAGGTGATACTAAATTTAACGCCATTTGTTTCCCCTCTTGAAGAAGTTCATTTAGTCTAAATGTATTTATTATTTGATAACTTTATATTGGGGAAACTACCAGTGAACAAATTACCAGTCTGGATATTCCCATTTACTTGTTATTTTTTGAGAGATCTTTCTACTCTCCTGTATTCTTTTTATTGTACATGATTTGCATTCATAAGAATACGCAGATGGGATACTTCCTCTTCCTTTGCGAGTTAAATAAAATCCATCTATCAAATCTTTAGTGGTTTTGCAAACTCTACAAGTTCTTTCAGTTAAAAATAAGTATTCTCTTTCAAATTGTTCTTCTAAGTCCATTCATCTATAATCCCACATATAAGACCTATCACCATATTCATCTGTATACCATCTATCACCATCCTTATCTACAAAAGTTGTTTCCATATCCGTCAATCCATCAGAAATAAAACCAAATGGTGACATATCCTGCTCAATTTGATTTTTCTGCTCCTCATAAATTCTCTTACGAATATCATTATCGGTCATTTCCTTAAAATAAGGTTGAACGATTAACCAAGAGAAAATAACCAGGCACATTGCAAGGTCATCATTGCAACCATCTTCTGCCTCAAATGATTGGTTGCGTTGAATAAATGTTGTTAATTCACTAATAATATCATAGTCTTTGATGATAACTTTGTCATCTTCCACAATGGTCTTAAGGTTGGAACATCCAACTTTCTTGACGTTCTTAGACATCTTTACACCAAGTTGAGATTTCTTTCCAGAGAATCCCTGACCAACCAACTGACCTGCACGACCTCTCATCGCACACATTAAAAGATTGCTATATTCCAAATCAAAATGAAGCATATTGGACACCTGCTCACCAATATCATTCACTTCAACAAGAATATAAGAATAATTATATGCTCTTCCTACTTTATCAATAATTGATGGGAATAGAATTGGTTTTATATCGTTATCTCTATATTTTGCTACAAGTTTATACGGGAATGAAGTAATATCAACAACAATAAATGCAGAGTAGTCTTTTCCAGTTCCTCTAGCAACGTCAACAGTCATCATGTAAGTGTGGTCTTTTTCTGGATGTTCATAGACATCAAGACCTTTGTTTGAAGTGAGTGGGTCTTCATACACCATTGAACGAAGTTTTGATGGAGCAATTAGAGTGTCAACCGAACCTAGGAATTCGCACTCAAACTCTTGGGTAAACTGACGTTCGGAAGTGTTCCTGATTGTCTCTTCTTTCCAGGCAGCATCTCTACCAGGAACAGCACTCCAGTGAACTTCTAATGGAATATAACCATTTCTCCCCCTCTCAGCATCGTGCCAGAGTTTGTAGAACATATTCATCCCGTTTGGTGTCGAGATAATAATAACTTTGGTTGATTTACCAGAAGAAATGGTAGGATATACAGAACTGAAGAACTGTTCTGCGATGTGGTTTGGAATAAACGCAAATTCGTCCAGGAAAATGATATTGAAAGAGTTTCCTCGGACTGCAGATGATGAGGTAGATGCTGCTACAATTTTGCTACCGTTCTCAAGTTCAAGTGAACCTTTATTCCAAGAACCAACACCTTGCTGCAACCACTTTGGTAGGTTTTCATAAGAAAGTTGCAATCTTCCCAAAAGTTCTCTTGCAGTTTCTGCTTTGTTTGCAAGAATTGCAATTCTTATATTATCATTAAACAAAGCATAGTGAAGTAGATAGGAAACCACAGTTGTGGATTTACCTGTCTGTCTTGGGAGTTTAGCAATATTAAAACGATTATTGTGGAAGTTTGAAATGAGTTCCTTCTGGAAATCATACATTTCAAAGGGAATCAAACCTTCATCAAGAGAAACAATCTTGACGTAGTTCATTGCAAAGTAAACTGGGTCACTTTTGCATCTTAAGTATTCTTGAATTTGGTCAGAAGTAAATTCAATCTCGACATTTTCTGCCTTTAAGTTGGGATTCCCCTTATAATGTTTTTCAGTCATAAACTATTAAAATTCAAACCTGCTAATGTTTCCTGGTATTTTAAGTGAAGTTTTACGTAAGATTTTGCGATATTTCTAAGGTCATCTACATCATCACAAGCATCAATCTCTCTTGCGATTCTTTCATATTCGAAGTTCTTAGTTAGATTCTCAAGAACTATTTTATTTGGGTCCATTTATGTCTCCAGTAAATAATAAAGGTTTTGTTGGGTCCTTTGTCGATGGATTGAAAGATAATACAATAGAACCTGGATATATCTTAGATACTTCAAAAGTTACCTGTTCTTTGGAGGGTCTTGTAAATTGTGGGAAGAACATTTGAACTCCCAGGTTCTTACCTCTCCAGTTTAGCAGTATACTATAAGTCGTGCCACGAGACTGTATCCTCGTATAGTTCTCAGTTACCGAACTTGACTTAAGTGGTTCTGGTTTGATGACATCAAAGAACTCATATTCGGTTGCTTTGAAATCTTCTCTCCAATTAGAATAATCATAAGATTCTTTCTTGGTCTTATTTCCCCAGTTCTTTGCACCAACCTTACGACACTTTACCAGAGCACCAGAAGCATATGCAGAAGGCCAAACCTTATAACGAGATTTTACCTTTGAGTAGCAAGCATCTTTTTCTTCTGCCATTTTATTTTGAGATGCTTGCTGTTTGATACGAGCATTTTTGGCATCTTTAAAAGTTGCTTGTCTCTTTAAATCAGTTGCCAAGTCTGTTGCAAGTTTCTCATATGCTGATTGTGGTTTTGGCATATCCATCATCAAGGGG